TGTAGTTGTCTGGAATGTAGATGTCTACTTTTCCTTTTGCGTTACTGTATGTTTGAATAGTTCCTCCAGAGGTAACTGCTCCAACAGAGACTACTTCTTTCCAACATGCTGGAGTAAAAACTTGTTTTGTATTGCCATCATTCCCAGCAGCGGCAATTACAGGAACATTTACTTTCTTTAAAAGACTTACTTGTTTTTTAAATGTGGTTGACACATTGCAGGTGTTAAAGGTATTGCCTTGAGAGAGACTTACAACAGAGATGTTGTATTTCTTTTGATTCTTTGTTATCCAAACCAATGCATTATCAATATCCTCTGTGTAATAATCTGCGGGTTTTCCTTTTGGATCTATACCGACAATTCTAATTAAAATAACTTTTGCTTTAGGATTAACTTGAGTAATTATAGAAAGCATTCGAGTGCCGTGGCCTAAAACTTTGTTATTAGAAACGGGGATATTAGCGGCCCCTTCACCTTCCATAAATTTTTTGCCATTTGGACAGGTGAATTCAGAAACAATACAAACCTCATACACAACATTATTTTTAAATAACTCTGTATTTGTTCCAGAATCTATAACTGCTATAGATTCTAAAGAGTCTGCCTGTACTGGTACTACCTGTAAGCCAAGTAGTACCAGCGCAAGAACTAAGGATTTTTTAGTCAATTAACCAGCCATTAAGTAAGGTATAAAATCTATTTAAATACCTTTCTATTAATGCAAGTTTGCCTTGGATGTTTGCTTGAAGTTGAGCCCTTGTTTTTGGCGTTTCAAACACTGCCATTTCTTTTATCAAACCATCAGTTGCAGAAATAGTTGCTCCAGTAGTTGGTGTGATTTTTGGATTAAAAATCATTTGACCATCTACAAAATTGTCTGGACCAAAAGTAACTTCAGTTGAATCAATTGTGGTTACTAAAGTTGCGGTGTCAACTGTTTCGGTTCTAGTTACTGGCACAGAGCCTTGTGTAAATACTTGTGCTTGTGAATCGTATCTAACAACCTGCTCTGGTGTTGGATTTTGTGTAAAAACACTTCCTTGATTTTGTCCAGTTACAGGATTAGCAGGAACTTGTAACACTAATTTTTGTCCTGCCCAAGGAGTGTCGCTTGGCATTGTGCCATTCCATGAACCAGATGATCCACAAACAGAGGCCTGACAAACAATTACGTTTGTAACAACCCCAGATGAATCTACAACAGCGTATGTTGCTTCACCTTCTCCTGCATTAGCAGGTATAGCAGAAACGTTTACTAACGCAAATGCTATTAACAATACTTTACTTATTTTTTTCATGTTATGAATGTATCCCTCCGTCCCATGCGGGACTCGTTTGTTCTCCGTGTTATTTCCCTCGAAACTAAAGTAATGTCTCGTTCTTGATTTGAGAGCATCATCTCTAAGATCTTGCGATAAGCATACCGCTCCTCATAAGTATCTCCTAATTGGATAATCTCTGGATCGGTAGCAATCTGAGCCTTGGCTAAACTTACGGTTGAGCCTTTTGAGGCTGCTCCCATCTTGAGTATGAGCAGTTTGTTCTCAGCCATGTCTAAGGCTCTCTGAGCCTCACGCTCACTAAGTTGAGCCTGAACTAATTGCGAAGCAAAGTAATCGGCCCAACCAGTAAGAGTAGTAAACATTATGGCTAAGTCTTCACTGCTCAACTCTGTAATGTCAGGTGGTAATACTGCCTGTTCGTACTGTGGCTTTGGTAGGGCAAGACCCCTCTTCATTAAGACTTCTATCTCACTCATTACTTTCCAATCAAAGAACAGTATTTACAACCAGCAGGATCAACATTACAGGCAGGTGAAACACCTGCATCAACTGCATCTATTACTTTTTGTGCAGCATTAAAGATTCTTTCTACTACGTAATAGTCAGACTTAATTGTGAACTCTTTATAATCTTGGTCTGCTTTTAATTCATAAATAAAAACAATTTCATTAGGAGCATCCTCGCCAAATTGTCTTTTGGCTAACTCTAAGTACATCTGTCCTTGAAGTAAGTGAGTTCTAAATGGACGACGAATATTTTTCCAAGCCTTTGTTAGGTCACCATCTGCATCGTAGAGTAACTCTGGCGCTTCAAATCTTAGTGTTCCTGCGCCAATGGATTTAATTTCAATTAAACAATCATCTCCAATACCTTTGACCCAGCCATCTGCATGGCCATGAATACGAAGAGGTTCATAAACTAGGGGAACTTCTTTGTACTCAAATACTGAAGGGCCACTATTTACCTCAGAACTAACTCCCCATTCAGATTTATCATCTGTTTCACAGTACCAGTTCCCATATAAGACACCCATATCTGCTAATCGATTTTGCCATTTAGCATGGATGAAATGTCCTTCATCAAATATATTTTGAAGGCGAAGATTAGGTTTTTCTTTCTTGGCCTTACCACCATTTAATAGATAATAAGCATACTTGTGACACCAGTCGGCTTTAATAATTTCAGAAGGATGAAGTACGTCCGTCCTTCTATTTGACTCTGGCTGTCTCATTAGGTGACGTTCTATGTCTCCTATTAATCTAGTATCAGCCTTTTTAGTATCAAGGAACTTCTGTAAGTCTGTCTTAGGTGTTGCCATTAGTATTCCTTGTCTGTACTGAAAATAAATTCTTTTAGGGACATTTTCTTTTTGTATTTCTTTTGCCACTTTCTCATTAAAGCATTACGTTCTCTGTGGCTTAACCCACCCCAGATTCCGTGTGGCTCATCTCTTTTAACGGCATCCCACAAACATTGGGCCCGTACTGGACAATGGTTTTTTCCTGTCTCACCGAAACAAAATGCTTTGGCCTGATCAGCAATGTCTTTGTACTGCTCTTTATCACGAGGAGGGTAGAAGATGTCGGTGTCTTGTCCCGAACATCTTGCTTCGTATCTCCAGGCATACTCTGGTTCATCCATGTGTTAGGCATCCTTGACTTTCTCTAGCATTTCTATGAAGTCGTCTTCAAGAAGAACCACGTAGTTCTCTCCATCTAAATGGATACCAAGTACTGGCATTCTTCCATCTAGAATTGCCTCTCTTACTATTTTCTTTAAGACTATAGACTTTATAGTAGTCTGTTTTTTACCAGTCCACTTATGTTCAATCAGCAGGTCGGCTGATCTTACATCGCCTTTACGTGACCAAAACGCACCAGAAGCAGCATTACGAGAACCGTTAATTTTTTTAGCAAGTCTTTTCTCATGCTTCTGAGATTGTTTTTGTCCTTCAGTCTTCAAGTTCTATTTTGCCACTCTCGTAGCCCTCCAGCAAACGAGGAACAATATAGAACATTGTTTCACGCCAAAAACAAGGAGAACAACCACAAAAAGGTTCTCCTGAAAGCGTTTCTAGAATTTCATCTTCGTCACCTTCCCATACGGCTTCAAAAAGCATATCTGTATAAGTTTCTACACCTTTTTCTAAATCATGCGCCCATGCTTCATCGTTTACTATAAATTTTTTACCTTCAATCATTGTCAGAACCTCCAGCCATCGGTACATCGGAGGAACTAAGTACAACCTTTTGTAGTTCTTCCTTGAGATCAATTTCGCCACGGATACTATCAATGACTGGTTCAATTCCCTGCCACTTTCTTTCTCCATAGTAATACCACCCACCTTTACGATCTATTATTCCTTTTACAACTGCTAGTGCTGCAATTTCTTTTGCAAAATCGTATTCTCCTGGCAAACAATGGCCTCCATCTGCAAAATAAAAATCAAAATAAGCAACTCTTTGTGGAGGTGCTGTTTTATTTTTTAATGTTCTAACTTTAATTCTTTGTCCAATACGAACTTTATTACCGCTAGGTCCAACCTCAATCCATTCGTCTCTGCGGATCTCACATCTTGTAAAGAAGGCATAATTTTTTCCTTCTCCTCCTGGAGTTGTTCTTGGGTCGCCATGCATTACGCCAATCTTCATTCGATATTGGTTAATTATTAATCCTAAAACAGGACGTTCATCTTCTACAAGACTTCTTTTAATTGCAGAACCAACAACTCGAAAAAACTTATTGGTAAGTAATGCACCTCTACCAACAGTCATTTCATTCATATCTTTTTCCATCTCAGGAGCAGGAGATAGAGCAGGCAAAGAATCAATAACAATTGCATCTACTGACTTTGATTCAGCAAATTCAATTACAGCCTGATACGCCTCTTCCATAATATTTGTTTCAATAACAATTACCCTAGAAGTGTCTACCCCACACATTTCTGCATAGTCAGGTACCCATTGTTCTGCGGCTACCCACACTGTTGTGTGTTCTGGGTTTAACTTTTGATTTGCTGCAATAGTTTTTAAAGCAACTGCAGTTTTTCCGTGAGAAGGTTCTCCTATTAATTCATTCCATTGATTTCCAGGAAATCCCCCTCCAAGAACATAGTCCAACGTAGTGGAACCAGAAGTAATGCGAGGAACCAAATCGCTGCGAATGTCGGACGCAATAACAACTACATTGTTACCAAATTTTTTGTTAAGTTGAGCAACAATCTTTTTGGCTTCGTCATTCATTACTCTATTCTCCCAATAATTCCTTGTGGATTCCAATTACTTTGAGTGTCATTACCTAAAGAAGATTTTATATTTCCTTCTACTTTTGCACCAGTTAGTGAACCAAATTTACTTCCTGATTGTTGTAAAGGATACCCACAGTCGTAACATCTTGGAGCAGCGTTTTGAACAGCCATATAATTATTACTATTGCAGTCAGGACATAACTGAGTTTGACCTGTGCTTCCAATACGAATGCTTGGTTGTTGAGGTTGTGGTGGAACATAAGGTGTCATAGGTTGTTGTGATGGTGGCATTGGAATATCTGCAGGGCGTGTAACTGGTGCTGCAGGTTGCACACCTAATTGTTTAGACCACCAGTCTGCGTTGCTCATTTTGCTTCTCCCCATTTGTCTACTATTTTTACATCGGCAATTAGTGGAACAATAATTGCTGGGATGTGTACGCCTTCCATTGATTCCCTAACTGCTTCGGCAACAGATTCTGCTAGATCTTCACGAGCAACTGTAACAAGTTCATCATGCACAGTCAAAATTACATTGGCATCAGGTTCTGTTACTAAACAAGAGTGGGCTCTAATAATTGCTAACTTCATTAAATCTGCTGCTGATCCTTGAATTACTGTGTTAAACGCTTGTCTTTCAGCCCTTGCTCTTAAACCTATCTCTTTACTTTTTAAATCTGGCAAGTATCTTCTGCGTCCATACACGGTGGGAACATACGGAACTGGACTTTTTGCCAAGGCTTGTCTAATAATTTTGGCTTTATATTTTGATATATCGTGAAATTTTTCTGTAAATCTATTTAATAAATTTTTTGCATCAGTAACTGTACAGCCAATACTTGCTGCAATTTTTTCTGGGCCAACACCGTAAGCAATCGAAAGAACAAGAACCTTTCCCGCTTTACGATCTACTCCCATTGTATTGCCAATTGTTGTGTAGATATCTTCTCCATCTAAATAGTTTTTTACCATAATTGGATCTTTAGAAAAAGAAGCAATAATTCTAGGTTCAATCTGAGAGTAATCAGCAACTATTAATTTATATCCAGGAGGTGCAACAAATAAGTTTCTAATTAACTTTCCGTACTCTCCTGCACTAGGTATGTTTTGTAAGTTTGGATCGCTGCTGGAGAATCTGCCAGTTTCTGCTCCGTGGGCTTTAAAGTTAGTATGAACTCTGCCATTAATTAACAAACTTTTTTTATCAAAAACTTTTTCCTTACCCATTGTAGTTCTTGTAACTTCTCCACCTAAATATGGCATAACGTAAGTTGTCATTAACTTATTTAAATCTTGATACTCAAGGATTGCATCTACTAATTCATCTTTAGACCTATAAAATTCAAGGGCATCTGATGAAACAGAGTAATGATAGATAGTTAAATTACTTGCATCAGTTGCTGCAACGGCTTGTCCTCTTGCGGTAAGGGCTACCCGTACACGTAAGTTTGGTTTAATGCCACGACCCTCTGGTTTAGGAGAGAACAACAATTCTTGCTTTTCTTTCACTGAATTCATAGCAAAAGGTTTGCCAGTTAGTTTCCAAGCCTTAGCCTTTGCTAAATCAATGTCTTTTTCAAGACTTGCTTTTAAAGAAGTAAGTTCTTTTACATCAATTGTTGCACCAGTTAATTCCATATCACATAGTGCTGGAATTAATCCCATTTCTAAATCCCATACATCTTTTAATCCATTTTGTAATTTTGGAGAAAAAGTTTTATATAAATTCCAAGTTACTTCTGCATCTATTCCTGCATATTTAGCCACGACAGAAAAAGCATGAGCCTCAACTTCTGCACCTACGCCTTTTTCTACTTTTAAACTTAACTCTCTTTCGGCACAAGCAGCAAGATTTAAGGCTATTCTATTTCTATTGTCGATAATAAATGCTGCCATTAAAGTATCAAAAAATGGTTTTGAAGGAACGACTCCACGATAATATTTAGCAATTGATTTTAAATCAAATTTAACGTTGTGTCCTATTTTTAGTTTGTCACTAAAAAACAATGGTTTTAATGCTTGGAACACTTCTCCAGGTAGTAACTGTTCTGGTGGTAAATCAAATACAGGTTTCCATTTTGCTTGGTTTTTAGAATAGTCGGCATCTGTTAAAGGTTTACCAGCAACTGCCTTGCGTTGACCACTTAACAAAAGTTCTTTATCCCAACGTAAAAATTCCCCGTTAGGATGACCCATAGGAATTACGTCTGTTCTTCCTTCTGTTGCTAAAGAGATCCACAACACATCGTTTACTACGGGTTGGATTCTGTTTTCTCCAACTGTTTCTACATCAAATGCGAATGCACTTACTGATGAATAATACTCGACTAGATCTTTTAGTTGTTCTTTGGTTTTAATAATATTCATATAGTTATTCTCTTGCCATTTGAATATAGCCACCCTTGACAGTAGATAATACTTGAAGAGATTGTCCTGAAAAATTTAATAAGTCTTTATCAGTTGCTTGATTTACTACTAAATCATACTTAGTTCTTTTAAAAGGAACATACTGTGCTAATGGGGTTCCTTTTTTTATTAACACTTCTTTTGTATCATCAAAATAACAAATCTGTTGATTTAATTCACCGTAAACATCAGTATCAATAATTCCTGGTAGAATAGACCACTCACTATTACTGTGATAATACATGGGTAGTTGTAAAAGAGAATAACCTTTTGGAGTTACTGCTCTCCATGGAGAATTTAATTTAAAAAGTTTAGTTAATTTTCTTCCTTGAAAAATATAATCAGCATGATTTACAAACTGTTCGTTATCGTGTTGACTAATAGTGTATGGATTTCCTTCCCTTCCTGTTCTCCAAGACCATTCATCAGTGCTTTTATTGTATATAAGTGACATATCACACCACGCTGGTATAACAAATCCTTGACTAAAGTAATGTGCCATTGAGGGACAAACTTTTGCAGTGGGTCCTTTTCTTATGCTAGACCAGTCTTCTTTATTTTCAACGTATGGAGGAATTGTTTTCCACCAATTTGGTAAAAATTTATTAGATGGTTGCGGCTGAATTAAAGGATCCTGAGTAATTCCAGGAACAGTTCCTATAAATTTAACTTTTACATTATCAAAACTTTTTTTACTAAACATTTTTCTCCTGTATAAATAAGGTGGTGGAGCCTGAAAACGGAAATAAACAGGCTCCGCCACATTGGAATCTTGGTTAAACCAAGGAACGAGCAATCTTAAGCATTTCGGAGCGAGGGGTCTCTCGAATTACTTCGGCTGTATACGGAACAGCCCGTGCTACTAGTTCTTGAACCTCATCGAGGTTCAACTTCCATTCCTCCGCTAGGTCACGACCACGAACAAACTCCATAGTGTAGTTTGTTGTAGGCCCTGTACCCATCCGAGAAATTTCCCAGAACTCTTTTGACAGAGGTCCTTTGCGCTCATCTTCATGAGACTTTTTAATTAGTCTTGCAAGTGTTGGAGGTGCTGTAAGGATCTGCACACCCTGTGCTTCGCCAGTTAACACAAGCACATTAAATGCAAAACGTGAACGTGGTTTACTTCCAAGAATGTCAGTAAATGGATCATTTTCTGCTAAAGCAACAAAAGATTTTTTGCCAGTTGGACGTTCAATCCAATGCTGCTCATAGACACGGAAAGGTCCGTCTTCTAAGAATTTGATTAATTGTGGTTGTTCAGAAAAACGAAACTCTGTTGGAAACTCTGAAGAGTTCTCAGTTAAAAGAGCCTCTGCTGCTTCCCAACCTTGTTGAACTGTAGTACCAATCTTTGGTTCTGCAGTTTCACTATCTTCATCTAAATAATTTGCAGGATTTTCTGCAACATCATTTGTTGGTTTGGTTATTGGCATTTGTTTCTTCTTTCGGTAATGAGGCACGGAGAATGTTGTATCGCTGTACAAACTTAATCACTACTGGCTCTCTAGGTTTGTGATTTCCTTCCATCGACTTATTAAAGCCTCTGTTAGGTCATCTTGGTTAGACCACTCTACACGAGCAGACCCTAGTAAGCCACGTCTTGAAAACTCTTCAATGGCGGACTCAATCAATGGTCGTGTGTACACCCTGTTTCCTCCAATTTTTTCTCCTTTTAGAGTTTTAGATCGAAGTCTATAGGGTGCTCTAGGTATGTAGCCTTTTCTTTCCCATAAGCGGACAGTAACAATTGTTTTTTCTAACGCTAGTGCTAATGCACTAATAGTAAAAACCTCTGTTTCTTTTCCACCTAGTGTTTTAATGATTGGATTTGCATCCCAACCATTACTCTCCCCGTTTTTACGGCGAGAAACTTTTGGATCTTCTTCACGACGTTTTCTTTTAGAACCTGGTATGTATTCTAAATCAGCAAACGCCTCTAGAATCTCGTCGTCTCCACGTAATCCAGTCATAGTTACTTCTTGTTTAAAACTAATGCCCAAACAATTTTTTGAGGATACATTTGATCAATCTCTTCTTCAGTTAATTGACCTTCATAAAGAGCCGCCATTAAAGCATCTTCATCTACGATTCGGATTGTTTTATATAATTGCTCTTCCATTCCTTTATCGGCAATAATTTGTTCTGCAACTCCCTCTTCAATTTTTCTAGACACACGACGTTGCTTTTGTAGCATTCTTACGCCTTCAATTTCATTTGGGAGTTCTACAAAGATGTTTCCATTGCCATCGACTTCACCTTTAGTGTCAACAACTTCAAATATTTTTTCTTTTAATAGTTTTAATTCTGACTCAAAATACTCAACTTGTTTTTTAAAAAAGATATATTGCTTAGCCTGTGCTTCAAGGTCATCTATTGAAGCCACCCTAGGTTCTTCTTCTTTTATCCTTGCCATGTTAACCCCCTCAAGGTCTCTGTTGTTGTAGGAAACTTATCAGACTTCCTACGGTTAGGTCAATTCCTCCTTTAGAATTGATCCCCATTCCATCCATTACTGCGTCTGCTACTGCGTTTTTTTGTTGAAGCATCTCAAATTGTCTTTCTTCAATAGAGTCTTTTACAATAATATCTTGAATAATTATGCTTGGCCATCTACTAGATGCTCGTTTAATTCGTCCATTTCTTTGTACGGCTAAACCCGCAGACCAAGGCAGATCATAGTTTATTAACAAATTTGCAATAGGTAGGTCTACACCGTAACCACCTGCATCTGATGAAATAAACACACGACAATCTGGGTCTGTAAGAAACTTTTCTTTACTTGCTTCTTTCTCTTTTGCATTCATACTTCCTGTATATATAGTCCCACCAGTAACTTCTTGAATTCTCGAAAGCATGCCGACCCAAGATGTAAAAATAACTACTTTTGCTTCTGGATCAGTTTCTAAATGATCAGTCACATAATTTTTTAATACATCTAATTTTGGTTGTTTAGTTATGTTTTCTAACAAAGAACGTTCTTTTAAACTGTATGCATAGGCACTGCCTTCGCCTTCTTGTTTTAAAAATTTTTCAGAACTATCGATCAATAAACTGGGATGATCACAAAGCATTCTTAAAGAAGTAATCTTAGACATAATAGAGCCCCGCATCATGTCTGCTGGACCACCTGGCTTACTATCGTGTCCGTAGTGTGCTAGTAAAGAAAAGTTTGCTCCAAGTAATTGTTGTGCTTCATATAATTCTTGACTCAATTCATTAGCAATTAAGTTGTATAACTCAGAGGTTTTTGTGTCAAAAGAAATTTGAATTGGATCTAGATGAATTGTGTCGGGAAGATAAGGAGCGACGTCTGGATCTGTTTGTACTTTTCGGACCGACGCTTCTTTCATTTTTGCGTGAAATATATTTAAGTTTCTATACCGTTGAACACCACCAAAGTGATTTCTTACAATAAAAGTTTGATCAAACAGATCAAATCTTCCAAGTAATTTTGGATCTACAAATTGCATAATGCTATACACCTCTTCTGGTTTACCATTCTCTATTGGGGTGCCCGTAAGAGCAAATCTAATAGGTACATTTGCAGATAACTTTTTTACAGCCTTTGAACGTTTAGATCTAAAACCCTTTATTGCTGTAGCCTCATCACACACTATTGCTCCCCAGTCTTCGTCTTTTATACAATCCCAATCATTAACAACTGTTTCGTAATTACAGATAATGTAATCTGAAGATCTTACTCCACTAAGTTCTCTGTCCCAACGAATCCATCGAGTGCTTCTAGAACCATCTATAACTACGGTTCTTGCATCGGAAAACTTATT